TTGCCGTCTGCGCCTAGCATGACTCACCGCCTTTCTCGCTTGAGCGACGTCGGCAGAAGAGCGCCTCGTACTTGGTGCCGCGGTATTGCTCGCGGATGGCTTCGGCGTTGGCATGGCGCTGCTCCTTGGTCGTCGTGTCTTCCGGCTCTGGTCGTCGGTATTCCTCGGGCGTCTCGTAGAGCTTTTGGAGGTTTGGCTGGCCTGGTTCGCGGAAGTCCTGGCGACGTTCCCATTGGACGAGCGCTTCCAATTTGCTGTATTTGCCGCGTAATTGGCTCGGTTTGGCGATTTGTGGCGCGAAACGGTCTCGGCTTCGTGTTGCGATGCCGACGCGCCTTATAAGCGCTTTCGTGGGCTCGTAGCCGTGTTGCTTGATGAGCCCGGCGATTGCGTAGCGTTCCGACTTGGTGCTGCGGTGATTGAAGCCCGTCTCGTGTTCCCATAGGTCGAGGGCGTCGTTGACCTCGGCGTTGCCGTAGCGCTTCGGCTGTTCTTCATTTATTTGCTCACTCTCGCCGGCGCTTGCGTCTTCCAAAGATTTATCTTTGGAAGAACTTTCCTTTCCATTTAAGCTCTCTTTACTTTCTGTTGGCCAATTTGTCACCCCTTTTGGACAATTTGTCACCCCTCCCGTGCCAATTTGGCACCCCTCGGGCTCTTGCTGTGCCAATATGGCACGCCTTACCGTTTCGTCGTTTGTCCGGTAGCGTTTGCCCTTGCTCGTAGATGCGATGCACTCAATATAGCCGAGCTGTTCGAGCATCTGCTTGCTGCGCTTCACTTGGCGCTCGCTGATGCCGAGGAGTTCGGCCGTGGTTGCTGCCGCTTCGTAGAATTCGGCGAACCTGTTGATCCTGCCGTAGACAATTTTGTCGCACGGTGTGAGTCGTTTATCGTTGAAGATTTCGAGCGGGATGAGAATGAAGTTTCGCTCGAGCCTGTCCTGTTGGTTTTGCTCCATGTTTTACCTCCGAATGTTGCGTTGTCATTCGGGGCTTGGAGTGACGGGCGCAAAAAGCCACTCTTTGCGGGAGTGGATTTTGCGGCTTTCAATCTGCCTTTATACTAGCACGTCCGTGGCGATTTGTCAAACTATAAGTCTATCGAGCAGACGGTCTTGATGCCGAATTTGCGTCCGAGCTCATTCCACATTGCATCTGGGGCGTCTTCTCGGAGCACTTTCCATGTCGGGTAGTTGTGAGCGAGCATGATTTCGGCGCACTCTTTCGGGTTGACCATCATCTGGCAGTAGTACCCGGTCTCGGTCTCGCCCTCAACCATTATAGGGTCCAGGTCGCCATTTGTGATTGTGATCGCCTCGAGCTTTGTTCGCTCGTCGCTGATCATCTCGTTGACGCGCTCGATGGCGCGCTCGTCTGTGCTGCTCATTAGAAGACCCTCTCTGAGTAAGCGGCGGCGGCTTCATGCTCGCCGCAGGCTGGGCAGATATAAGTTCTGTTGTCGACTCTGCTGAGCGCAGCGTGGCCGTCATATGCCTTGTTGCATTTTGGGCATACCTGGCGCGTGATGACCGTTATTCCGTGCTGTAGGATTTCGGTGGATCCGCTGAGGAAGATCTCGTGCGCTAGGTCTTTGGCCTGTGTGATGGTTTCAAAGTCGCGCTTCGCGTCCTCTATGAATGGCGTCCAAGTGTTCACCATGTGCCCGTCCGCGTTCTTGCCGGTTCGTGCCAAGTAGTAAGGCATTTTTAAGTCCCCGGTGCGGATTATAAAGGCCGCCTCCGTTGTTTTTGCGTTGTTGTTCATCGTGTGATCCTTTCGCCCTGTGGGCTTATTTCTGCTTCAATTATAAACTAATTGCGCTTATTTGTCCAGCCCAACAAAAAAGCGCCCGACGTCATACAAAAGGAGGCGTGGCGCTCTTTTCTAAAAAGCTCCCGTTTGGGAGCTTTTCTTGGTCGGCGCGGATCACTTGCGCCGCCTGTTCCCATTATATCACGCCACTTGTCGATCTGCTTCGATTTTCTCGATCCAGGCTTTGTAGTCCTCGACGCGCTTCTTGACGTATGAGTTCCCGCCGGCCTTGGTGTAGATGTCGTACTCGTGGAGCACGTTCTGGTAGTTCGTCGGCAGCTTGCCGTCGCGCCAGTCCATGCGGTCCTCGAGGATGAGCTGGAGGATGCTCTGCTTGGCCGCGTTCTTGCTGGCGGTCTTGGCTTGCGTGATTGCTGTGATGATGGTCGCGATGGTCGGCAGCCCTGCGCTGATCGCCGCGATGATGATTTCTGTCATGATGCCCTTTCGCGTGACTTGGTTGAGCGGGGCCGAAGCCCCGCCGGTTTAGTGGTTGGTGAAGAATTCGAGCTGTCTGTCCATCGCTTCGCAGAAGTCCTGGTCGTCGATGTGTTCGATGAGCCAGCGGATTTTGTCCGGGATGCTCATCGGCTGTATAAAATATTTGTCCAGCTCGTAAGCATGCCAGGCCTGCTCGAGTTTGGCTTCTGATGGGACCGGGATGGGCTCGACGTGGATGTGGAGCTTCTCGTGCAGGTTCCAGTTGATGTCAACCACGAACGCGCTCCGGAGTTTCTGGGCGAATGGGCCCGTCCATGTCTTGCGCGTCCAGAGCAGATGATGCTGGTTTCGCTCGATCTTCCTGTGATGTTTTGCCATGATGAGCCCCCTCCTCTCGTGGCGTTTAAGGTGCTTCGTCTGCGATTTCGTCGATTTCGGCGGTTGTCTTGCCGAATAACGACGTAAACAGGACGGCCTCGGATGCCTGCTGTGGCGTTCCGTCGCCGTGGAGCATTGTGTAGTCGCCCATGTCGGTGACGTTCGCTCCCAGGCCTGCGACGAGCTCGTAGAGCCGTTTGCTGTCGATTTTGCCGTCGACTCGGATCGTGTAAGTGACGCGCATCTTCGTCACCTCCTCCGCGTTTATTCGAAGCCTCTCGGCCTCGCCCCTGCCGTCTGGAAGCGTAACGGCGGCAGGAGTGAGGGCGCGAAGCCCTCGGTCTATTTCTTGCCCTGCTCCTTGGCGTAGTCGCTGCTCGATTTGACGAGCGCGGCGCCGAGGATGACGTTGATGGCCGCGACGATGATCTGGATGGTCTGGTCGATTTCTGTGCCGAAGCCGAAGCCCCAGATTCTGCTCAGGCCTGCATAAACTGCGCTGATTAATGGCAGGATGATGATCGCGACGATTTTCAGCACGTCGTAGACTTTGTTGCTCATTGGTATCATGACGCCCTCCTTTTTGGCGTTCTCGCCGACTTTTTCGATGTTCTTGACCGCCTTGGCGAGTTCGTTGTCGGTCAGCCCTCGTGGATTATTCTCGATTTCTCCGTTGGTGTTGTCGACCGGGACGACCACCTCGGCCGGCGCATCGTCGTCGACGTACTCGGTCGGCGTGTATAGGTCCAGGTCTTCCGGACGGAAGCCGCGCGCGATTTTGTTCGTGTAGCTGTACTCGGTGACGAGGTATGTCTTGCCGATGGCCTTGTTCTCGCACTTGCCGTAGATGTCGATGAGGTCGCCCTTGTGGAAGTCCTTGACCTTTGTCACGCTCGATGCGGTCGTGCCGGCGAAGTCGTAAAGGTAGCAGTCCTTGTTGGCCGCGTATGTTGCCGGCTTGCTGAGCTTCGTCCATTTGAGCTCGGCCTTGGCTGGTGGGAAGTTGATCTCGTTGGCCTTGTCGGCGATGTATTGGAGCTTGCTGTAGAGGTAGTCGCCCGGGCAGTATGTTGCCGAGCCGTACCAGTCGCGGTGGCCGCTGAGTGTCGGGTAGTCGGCGTCCGGGTTGAGCCAGAGCTTGCCGAGGTTGTTGCGCTTGGCGATGTCGGCGACGAGCTTGATGAGCGTCTTGATGCTCTCATCGCTGACGCGCCAGTCCGGCGCTCCCGTGCTGTTGGTTGTTTCGATGCCGATCGTGGCGCTATTGCCGAGCCAGTTGCCGCAGTGCCAGGCGGTGTCTTCCTCGCGGACGTATTGCGCGATCTTTGAACCGCCGACGCCGTAGTGGGCCGAGCCGTTCCGGCCTGGTTGCTGGAAGACTTGGCCGATGCTGTTGAAGTTCGTCGAGGCGGCGTGGTGGATGACGATGCCTCGGATTATGTCCTGGCGCCCTTGCGTGTAGTTGCTCGGGTCTGCCCAGACGCGTTCGGTGACGAGTGATGATTGACTCATTTGTTCCTTTCGCTTGCTTTGTTCGGATTATACGTGCTGAACTACACGACCGCCGTCGCAGAGCTCGCCCCAGCCGATGATGTTCTGCTCGCCGTAGTAACTCACGAAGTCGTTGATGATGTAGCCGTCCGAGTAGAATGTGCCGCGGTCCCAGACGCCGACGTGGCCGGCTGCCGTGCCCGTGTCGATGTATATCGGGACCTGGATGTCTGCCGGCGGGTAGGTTTCCTGGTGGAGCGTTCCGTTGGCGATCTGCGCGTTCCAGTCTGCGCGAGCGCTTTGATAGGTGCCGTATGGGATGCCGAAGCCGAGGCGGCAGTTCTGCAAGCACCAGCCTGGCGTTGTGCCCATGTTGGCCGGGTTGAACGTGAGGACCTGCGTCCATTGTGCTGCTGGCGGCCAGATTGGGCTCGGCATTTGGCCATCGTAGGTGATGCTCGTGATTTTTCGCGTTGAGTAGATTGTGAATGTCGTGGCGCTTGAGTAGTCGACGCGCATCTTTTGTGTGTTCGTCGTCTTGTCGTATGGCTTGACGTAGATGGCAGAGACCAGGCCCATCTGCATGAATATCAGCGGAGACTCTCCGCCGTCGCCGTCGTAGTGGATCGTGTATGTTCTCGGCCCATTGTTGAAGTCCACCGAGCTGACCGATGCGTCGAACGTAAAAAGGCGGAATATTGCCGGCTTGGTTTGGGCTGTTTTTAGCTCGAGGAGCTCGCGCTTGGCTTCGCGGAACTCTTGAATGAGGGTGCGCTTGATCATCTAAAAGTCCTCCGTTTGATATTGCGTGAGCGTGAAGTCGCAGGTGGCCGTAATTTCGAGCTCGACCGACAGCGTTTTTTCGTTGCTCGGGTTCCCGTTTAAGTCAGATGCGTCCTGTGGCGATCCGTAGGCGTATATGCCGATGACCTTGTCGGAGTTATCCGCGCTGACGCTGTAAAAGAAGCGGCGCTGTCCGCCGTCCGTGACGATTGCATGAGTGGCGAAGCCTGGCTCGTCTAGCACGATTTTTGCCACGCCGTATTTCTTGGGCGACGTCGAAAGATATGATCCGTCTATTGCGCCGACGATTGTCGGGTAGACGGTGATGCGCCTCGTTTTCATGACCATCTCTGACGGGCTTCGTGTTGGTGCATTTTTGAGCTCCTTAAGCTCGCGCGTGAATGCCTTGACGGTTTTGTCGAATTCTGTCATCAGACGGCCTCCATGCTGTCGATTGGCGTAGTTGCGGTGGCTGTAAAGGTGACGGTCGCTGCGGTTCGCGAGACGAATGTGAATGTTCTTGTCGTTGCGCCTGTTATGGCTGCGACCGTGTAGAGCTTCCCGCCAATTATCTCGATTGCTGCCGGGAAGAAGCCATCGGGGCCGATTGTAACCTTGATTTGTTTCGGCGTCATAGCCGGGAGCGACATTGTGAGCGTCTTCTGGTAGAAGCGGATCGTGCCGAGGCCGCGTTTCTGGGCGCATTTAAGGTCGGTCAGTTCCGACCTCATGCGCTCGACGTTCTTCTCGAATAGCGATCTCATGATGCGACTCGCTCAATTATTGGCTTGATGTTCTCGGCGCCGTTTGCGCTGACGCTGACCTCGATGGCTTGGATGCGGAACCAGCCGGACGTTGCTCCGGTCGGGTCTGCCGTGTTTTCGAGGTAGATTGTGTCGCCGATCCAGATGCCGTAGTCTTCGGTCGGCGATGGTGGCGTCTGCGAGCCTGTCAGTGTGATGTTCGGCTCCCAGAAGCAGTTGCTCGCTTCGCGCAGGTCGGCGGCATTGTGGCCGTCGAGCGTGGATTGTTGGCTGACGCTCGAGTATTGGGTCAGTGCCTCGACGTAGCCGAATTCGAGCACGGCGTCGCTGTTTGTGCTCTCGGATGTGATGACCGTGCTCTTGGCCGGGTCGCTCGATGTTTCGCCCGCTCCGAGCGTGATGATGTGGCTGGCGAAGCCCTGGACCTCGTCGGCGCTGATTGTGGCGACCGATTGACCGGCGAGTCGTGGCGGATAGTAAAGTTGCCAGCTCGTGATGTCTCGGCCCAGGTCCTTGATGATGTCGTAGCTACGGTTCGGGTTGAAGATGACGTCGAAGATGCCGGCGCCGTCGACGTTGTCCGTCATTTGCGTGATTGCTTCCTTGACGGTCTTGTATGAGTTGAAGGTGCGCGTGACGCTTGGCAGTTGGTCTGCGGTGCCGGCCGTGATGCCGAAGCCTTTTCCGGCGGTCGTGGCGCGTGTTTCTGCCAGCGTGATCCAGTCCTGGACCAGTTGGTCGGCGCGTTTGGTGACGGCTGCGGTCGGGTGGATGTAGACGCCGGCGAGCAGGTTTAGATAGCCGTCGAAGCGAAACTGTAAGTTTGCGCTCGCGTTTCGTGGCTGGTATGCCGGACGCGTTGCGAGGAAGCCGCCAGCGACGGCCTCCCCGTTTCGTATGATCCGCGCGTCGAGCGCGTATGGCTTCATGATTTGGTCGATGGTCGTGTTGCGCTCCTCGCACCATGCTTCGAGGATTTGGTCGTTGACGGTGAAGTCGATTTCGTCGACGCCGTAGTTGGTGCGGCAGCGGCTCCACTTGAGGTTTTGGGCGATGTTCTTTAAGTCGCCGATGAGCTGGCCGTTGATGCGGAGCTCGAGCTTGTATTCTGCGGTCTTGATCATGTCGTGCCTCCTAGCCCACGATTTCGTTCCATTCGAGCTTGCTGTCTTGCGTCGTGTTCGCTGCCGTGTAGCTGACGCGGTTCGTGCCTGGCGCTAGTTGGATCCATGAGCCGCTGACGAATTCGAAGACGTTCGCACCCTCGAGTGTGGCGGTCTGGGCGCCCATGTCGATGATTAGCTCCTGGCCTGCCGGGACGTCGCCGTTCCATGTAAGTGCTTGGCCTGTTGTGCTGTTTGTCAGCGTCGGGTTGGAGCATGCGCCGAAGACGTGCCAGACGGGGTTTGCGCTGTCCACGCCGTCGACCGTGACCGTGACCGGTCCGCCGCCTGTTGATGGCGCCCATTCATAGCCGCCAGTGCCATTAAGGTCGCCCATGATGATCGCCGGCAGGTTCGTGCCGGCTGGCGTGACGATTGACGGTTTGCCATCCTCTGCCATGGCTTCCGCGACCGCTTCGAGCTGTGCGATTAGTCCCGCATCCGTGATGGTGGTGTCGGTTGGTGTGTCTAGCGAATAGTAAACGTTTGCGCCCGTGCCGGTCGAAGTCAGCAGCGACTTGACGGCGTTGCCCGTCTTGCCGATGAGCGCGGTGTTTCTGAAGTAGAGGCGGTCGTTCGTGCCTTGGCGATTGCACATTGTGCCGTCTTCCATCGCGTTTGCTCCGGCGTTCCCCACGACATTCGCGTCTAGCTTATATACGCCGAGATTTGTCGATATGATCGCTGTCTTGGCTCCCGAGAGCGTGCTGTTAAAAATGAAGAATGCCCCGTGTGATGATGTTTGCGTTGTTCCCGAGGTTGTTCCGTTCAAAGCGTTGACGGTCACGTCTGCGGTGGTTTTGCCTGTCGCTTTGTGGATCTTCCAGTCGCCGCCATCTTTCCAGATATAGTCCTGATAAGTGCCGAGCTTGCATAGCTCGATAGAGCCGAGGTCGACCGTGTAGCTCGTGCCGGCGATCGTGACAGTCTGGCTGCCGGTGACGGTCTGGATGGCCTGCGGGAAGTCCGGCGATGGGCTTGGAGCTGCGCCTGTGTATTCTTCGTAGCTCGTTGGCGTGGAACCCTTTTCCATTTGGATGTCTTTGATGTATGTCAGAGGCGCGTCCGCGGCATTCATGCCGTCTGATCGGTTCAGGTAGAAGCGAACGAATGCAGTGTTCTGTGGCGTCGTGATTGTTCCGCCGTTCGTGCAGTCGCCTGAGCGTCCGATGATTGTTTTGCTGCTGTTATAAAAAGCGATTTTTCGCACCGTTGTTCCACTCTGGACGACCGTCCAAGATATGGTGTAGGTCGTCTCCGCTTCCGCCGGGAAGTACTCCGTGGCCGTCACCGAGCTGCTCGAGTTCACTATGGTGCCGTCGCTGTGTATGTAACCCTGGACGTATGGGCTCATCTGGTCGATGATGTTCTTTCCGGTTGTCGTTTTCTGGAAGGTATCGCCGTTGATGCGGATGTTGCCGAGTCCTGCCGGGGTGCTGATGGCGCCGTTCGCATCCCAGATTAAGCCGCCGTCGACGATGTTGGCGAGTCCGAGCATCTGCGAGAATGAGTAGATCTCGTTGCCCAGCGCGTCTTCGGCATAGCTGTAGTAGTTGACGTCCTCGAATGCGAGCGCGATGTGCCACTTTGGCTGGACCTGGTAGAGTTCCTGGACGGCCGGGGCGTCGACGATATAGCCGCGGTCGCGCTTGATTGCGGTCCCGTCCGGCATGATGTAGACGACCGTGTAGTGATGTTGCTTGCGGAAGAATAGGAAGAATTCGCGGCGCTTCTGTTCGACCGCGTCCTTGCTCGTCGTTCCGTCGCCGATGTAGCCGTCGAAGCTCTGGGCGCTCGATCGTCGGACCTGGCCCGCGAGGAGCTGGCCGTCTGCGCCTTGGAGCTCGACGATGTCGTTGGCGTAGACGTTCGGGTTGAAGTGTTTCTGATCCTTGGTGAACTGATAGAAGCCCGAGCCGAGCAGAAGTCGCTCGCCGTCGTCGCGTTTTATCAGCGCGAGGATGTAGCATGTGTCGTTTGGCATTTAGATGGCCCTCCTGATGCTTGTGATGAGCTTGCGGCCGATTTCGTCGGCGTCGAGCTCGTTGTTGATTTCGTTGGTCATGTATACGTTGACCGTGCGACCGCCTGAGAAGTCGTCAGACGCGAGTTCTGCGCTGAGTTGGGTTGCGATGGCTTTCGCCCAGCCGTCGTCGTTCTGAAGCGGAATGACGGCCTCTGGGCCTGCTTCGCCGATGAGGCTCATGGTCGGGCTGTTGACCACGCCACCTTTTGCGAGTGCCGGGATGCGCCCGAGCGTGATTTCGTCTAAGTAGCCGATTTCGACGCCTGGGATTGCATTCAGCGTGTCGACGATGCCGTTGATGAGTCGGATAGGGGCGTTGATGAAGTCTTCGAGAAAGCCGATGACGCCGTTGAACGCCTTGATGAGCGCATTTCCGAGGCCTTTGCCGAAGTCTTGCGCGAAGTTTGTGAAGACGGTCTTCAGTTTGTCCCAGAGCGACGTGAAGAGCTTCTTGAATGCTTCGAATAAAGCACCCAGGATGGTCGGGATTGCCTCGACGAGCGCGACCAGCAGCTGTTTCATCGCGTCGAATAGCAGGACGTATGTCTCCGGCTGCGTGAGCCAGTCGACGATGCCGACGATTAAGACCGGAAGCGCCTCGACGACGGCCGTCAGTACTAGCGGGATGGCTTTGACGAGCCCGAGCAGGAGCTGGAGTCCGGCGTTCATCATCAGATTGAGATTTTCTGGCGTGACGAGGACCTGGACGATGCCCATTAATGCCTGGGCGATGGTCTGGAGTAGCATCGGGAGCTGTTGGGCGATTTGTAGCGTGACTTGCACGGCGAATTTGATGAAGCCGTCGACGATCGTCGGGAGCTGTGTGATTAAGCTGGTGGCGAGGTCGCCGATTGCTTGCGCGAGTGGTGGCAGGACGGTCTCGGTGATTTCCGGGAGCATCTTGATGACCTCCGTGACGAGCTTGCTGACGGCCTTTGCGACCGCTGGGAGTGCGCGCAGGATGGCCTTGCCGACGTTTGTGCCGAATGAGACGGCCGAGTTCGCCATGTTTTCGAATAATTTGTCGATGTCGGCGCTTGGGTCTGCTAGCCCGCGGACGAGGTCCTGGGTGCTGGCCTTGAACATGTTCATTGAGCCGGCGATGGTCTCGGTCGCTTCTTTTGCGGTTGTGCCGGCGATGCCCATGTGTTCCTGGACGACGCTGATCGCGTTGACGAGGTTCGCGAAGTCCATGCTGTCGGCGTCGACGACGACTCCGAGCTTCTCCATTTCCTCGGTCATTTGCGAGGCGTCCTGGATTAAGCGCTCAGCTTCCGCCCTCGTCCCTCCGTATCCCAGGCGAAGATTGTCGAGAGTCGTGAATACTCCACGCGCCAGACCTGAGTAGGTGTTCTGCACCATTTCGATGCTCGTGCCCATCTTGTTTGCGTTGTCTGCCATGTCCACCAGCGCGCGGTCGGCATATTCTGCCGCTTTTTGGGTGTCACCGCCGAGCGATTGGATGAGTGAGGCGCTGAATGTCGTCACCGTCTCCATGTATGAGTTGGCGCTGACCTGGGCGCGTTGGAATGCCGAGTCCGCGTTGGCGAGGACGGTTTCGGCTGCGTCGCCGAATAAGGTCTCGATGCCGCCGACCGATTGCTCGAAGTCCGCGTATGCTTTGACCGACTCCGTCGTGATGGTCGAGATTGCGGCTGTCGCTGCAGCTGTTGCGCTTGCTGCGACTCCGACAGCTGCGCCTGCTGCGCCCTTGGCGACGGATTTTAGGCCGGCGAGCTTCGATTTGGTTTTTGACTCTGCCTCGTCGAGCCCCTTGCTGAGTTTGCTGGTGTCAGCTTCGAGGACGATTTTGGCGGAGCCTGCGATTTCTGCCATGATTGGCCTCCGTTCATTTAGTGGTTGATGTATTTGGTGAGGAGTTCATGAGCTATTCGCAGTGATTTCGGAGCGTGGCCGTTCTTGTCCGCCGGATTATTCGCTCCGGCGTTCGCGCCGTATATCATCGCGAGGATTGGTTCGATGAGTCGCTTTTCGCGATCTCGTTCCGCCGCGATCATGCGGGCTGCGAGCGCTTCGTCGAGCTCGCCGTTGAGCCAGGCTTGGAATGCCGGCCAGCCGAAGCGTGCGAGGATTTCGGCCTCGTAGGCGTCGATTTGGTCGTATGGCTTTTCTTGTGCCTTGCCCTTGGCGTTGGACTCGCGGAGCTTTTGTTTTTCTGTGTCGGACAGGAAGTCCGACGCGCGAAAGTATCGGCCAGCGTTTGGGAGGTCTTTTTGCTTGACCTCCGCGAGCGTGATTTCGTGCGTCGTCGTCATGTTCGACTCCTTATGACTCGCTGACGTAGTCGAAGGTTGCCGTGTCGAGTCTGGTCTTCGTGGTCGTGTTCTCTACACCGAAGCGGTAGCTGCGGGCTGGGTAGCCATCGGAGCCGTGGATTGCCGCGTTGTAGATTTGCGGGTTGAGCTGAAGCGTGACGGTCTGGGTTGCGCCGGTGCCGAATTCGAGTGCATCGTCGATTGATGGGATGCAGCGCGTAAGTTCGACGTCAGCGGCTGAGCCGTCGTCGCAGATACCCTGGGCGATTACGTCGTAGTAGACGCCGTCACCGCAGAGATTGCTCGGGTCGTCGGTGATTTGGCCGACGTTTGAGTCGTAGGTCGCCTGCGTGAAGCGGCCCATCGCTTGACCGAGGATTTTGAACGTATCGGCGAGGAACGTGATCGAGCCGGTGAATTCACCGAGTGTGCCTGCGATTGGCGTGTTGGTCGTGCCGACGCTTGAGGCGCGTTCTGCCTTGCGAGGCGCGATCTGGACGGTCATGATGGTGTCCTGGCCGAGCTCATCTGGCTCCATGGTGAAGCCGGTCCAGCTGGCATTTGCGCTCGTCTTCTTGCGGAAGATGAGGCGGCGGAGCTGTGTGATGTTCTTGGTTGGCATTTAGTCCTCCTGTTGATTGATTTGGTCGTAGTAGATTTCGGCGCTTGCCATCTTCACGATCATGCCGTTGGTCGTGGCGCCGTAGTTGGTTGGCGCGGCCGTTGGTCTGATGCGGATGTTCTGGTAAGCGTACCGGCTGCCTCCGACGGTTCCGCTGAGCTCGCAGATGCCGAGATTGTTGCGGATCCAGTCGAGGATGTCTCGAAGCGTTGCTTCGGTTTTGGGCTTGCTATTGAATGCGACGTAAAAGTCCGCCACAGTTCGCTGGTTTAAGCCCTTGGGCGTGTTGTTAAGCGTTCCGCCTCGTGTGACGATCCAGACGCCCTGCGCTGGTTCGCCGTTCTTCTGGAGCGGTAGTTCCTCCCAGAAGAAGTTCTTGTCTTGTTCGAGGCCTGCGACCTGGTCGGCCGCCATTTTCTGCAGTATTGCGAGCGTGATCATCTTATTCCTCCGAAGTATTTCTGCATCCAGTCACCGCTGAGCACGGACTCCTGGGCGCGTTGCATGTAGTGCGGCTTGCTTGATTTTTCCTCGACCTTGGCCGCGTAGTCGACCACGCGCCAGATGGTCTTTCCGTTCTGGGTGCCGCGTGATGTTTCGCCGCCGGCGATGATCCAGATTTGCTCGCCGTTCTCGCGGACTCGGATGGAGTTCTGAAGCGCCGAGGTGACGACTGGGACGTTTAGGACGGCTTGGTTGCGGATGTCGTAGGCCATCTGGAAGAGCCCCAATCGGATTGCTGCCGGCCATTTGTCGATGACGTCGTGGTTCCAGTTGAACGTCACCGAGCTGACGGTGATGTTGCTCTTGGCTGGCTCCTCGATGTTGATGCTATTCGGACTCATCTTCCAGCGCTCCTGTCGGTCGGAGGCGGAGCTCGATGTGCTCGAGTTGGCCTCGGTGTTGGTTGCGACCTTGGGCGGCGTCGATGATGGCGTATATTCGGCCGGCTGGGCTCTTGATGGCGTAGTCGCTGACGAGTGTGCTCGTGTCGGTCGTCGGCAGGTCGCTCGGGACCGCGTAGAGCAGCGTGTCGCTTGAAATGGTCGCCTCGTTCGGTGAGCTGTCCTGTTTGGCGCTGTCGCCCATGTCGACGATGACGCGGACGTTCTGCGGCTTCGTGAGCTTGTTGCCCTCGACCGTGCCGTAGCTCATTTCGCCGATTTGCCAGGTCTCGATTGCTTCCGGGAATGCATTAAAGACGTCCATCGCAGCAGTGCCTCGCTGAATGTTCGACGTTGATGCCGAGGTCGCAGTTCGTGTAAGCCTCGATGACGTCGCCGAATTGCCCCGCTATTGCTGCGAAAGCGTCGGCGGCAGTCGGTTGCCTGAATTCTACTGTAAAGTTGCGGACAGTCTTGCGTTCGACGCTCCCAGTGCCCTCTTGGCGATTGATAGTGGCCGCGATGAAGTTGGCCGCTAGTTCCGCGAGTTCATCCGGGAGTGTCTCCGGCAGGCTGTCTAGGCAGAGGAAGCGCGCAAGGCGAGCGCTTGCTGCGTTCCAGATCTTCTGCCACTGTGCTGTTGTGTAGCTGCTGGCACTCTGACCAGTCCACAGCTTGTAGTCGTCTTGCGTGAGCATTCTTCCTCCTTTGGTTTAATTAAGACTCGCTGCCACCGTTGAGAGTGATTGCGACGGCCGACTTCTTAGCGGCGAGGGAGCCCCAGCGTGGAGTCTCGTCGAGAAGGATGTCGGTGTTGGTGCTGGTGTCGAAGTCTGCGCGGACGCGAATGTTGCGCTCACCACCATGCTTGTAGGCGCGGTTGACGAGAAGGATTGCGTCGACGCTGGCGTCGTCCATCCAGGTTGGCGTGTAGACGCGTTCGACGCCGAGGATGTCCTCGATGCGAGCGCCTGGCTGGATTAGGTAGCCGTTGCCGGTCTTTGCGGTGCGAAGAGCGGTGATGTAGCTGCTCTTTGCGATGAGGATCTGTGCGCCCTCGGTCTTGATTTCGCCCTTGGCTTCGCAGACGCCGTCGTAAAGGTTGCCCGCTACGCTGACGCTGGATGCGAGGCTGGTGCCGATGCCGGAAACTGCGGTCGCATCAGCGAGGACACTGTAGAAGCCGCGGGTGCCGTCGAATAGACGGTAGTCTGGATCGGTGCCTGCTGGTGCTTGGCGACCGTCGCCGATGATTGCAGCGCGTTCGATTTCTGCGATGATAGCCTCGACCAATTCGCGAGAGCGGAAGTCGATGAGCCACGGGTTCTCGTAGAGCTCGGTTGCGTCGAGGTCTAGGCGCTTGTATACCATCTTGACCAATAGGTCGCGGGTTGTGTCCGTGACGCTCTGGTTGGCTTTGGTGTCGCCTTTCTTATGACCTGCTGCACGGCTGGAGCTTGTTAGTACGTGTACGCGGAAGCTCTTTGCTGCGATGAACTCGAAGTGCGAGATGATGCCATCGCTCTTGGCAAGCGCGTCGACGAAGTACTGCTCAACTGGTGCTGGGTTTGGTAGGCCGCTGATGCCGTCGAGGCTCATGTGCTGGCCTGCGACCTGGCGCCATTCAGCGTCGAATGATGCGCCGAGTCTGCCGACGCGGCGAAGTGTGTCAGCGAACGCCTTGTGGCCGGCTTCGCTGTGTAGCCAGTCGTACTTGATGGCTGCGCCTTCCTGGGCGACAGCGCGATCTTTCACGATCGTGACTGGGCTGTTGAGTTTGTCGCTGGTTGCGACTGGTTCTTGTTCTGCCACTTTGTCTTCCTCCTGTGGTTGCTTTTCTTCTTCTTTGGTTTCCTCGACCGGCTCGGCTTCAGCTTCGGCTTCTACAGGCTCGCCTGCTGGCTCCTCTGCGTCCTTGCTGTCTGCCGTTGGTTCGGTTTCGGACTCCGGGGCGTCTGTCGTGAATTTGTCGACGACAGCGCTCAATTCTTCAGCGAGAGTGCGCTTGAGGGCTGCGCTCTCATCTGGCGTGAGGTTGTCGGTTTTCACCGTTTTTTCCTCCGGATTAGTTTGTTGTTCACCAGCTCCATCCTCGCCGGCCCCTTGGCCCTGTGGTTCGGTTGGTTTCTGGTCGATGGTCTTAGCGCGCGGATCGTTTCCTGTCAGTACCATCGAGATCTCGCGCAGGATCCCGATTGGTTCGTCGATTGTCTTCCCTGTGCCGAAGTAGCCGTCTTCGTACCACTCCATGCCGATGGAGTAGCTGGCGTCTTGGCTGATTGCGAATGCATGGTCTGCGAGCGTGTCGCCGTCTGCGAAGTACATTCGAGCATGAAGGCCGTCGTCTTCGAGCCAGACTCGGCAGCTGCCGAATTGCTTCTCGATTGATGGCACGATTTCGCCGTCGACTATGATGCCGTGGTCAGCTTGCGCCTTGACGCTGTACTTTTCGGTCTGCTCGTCCGGGTTTTTGTTGAGGTCGGCGATGCGGTAGAGCTCGCCGTCGTAGCCCATGACGTAGAGATTTGCCAGGTCGCGAACTTCGCCCGACTCCATCACTTGTCCACTATTGGCCAGGATGTTGCGGTAGCGTCGCTTCTCGGGCGCGCTCTTTGCGTCGGCCACGAATTGTGCGTTGATGGTTGTGGTCTTCATGCCTTGTTTGTATTGGCCGAACGGCACGACCATAAAAAAAGAGCCGCGTGGGCTCTTTTTTGTCATTTAAGCGGCGATGCCGATGCTCATCCAGCGGAAGAATGCCGAAACGTTGCCGGAGCCGTTTAGTGCGCGGCCGATTGAGCAGCTGAAGCCCGTTGTTGAGCTCGAGCTGACGACGTTGTACTCGGCGCAGACGCCGCCGATGTCTTCGGATTGGATGAAGACGTTCGGGTTGTACTTGTAAGTCTTGTCGAACGTGACGCTCTTGGCACTTTCTGTCGGCGTGTTGTTGTTGATCGTGACGGATTCGCGGCCCCATTGGATGAGAAGCGGGCCGATCGTGATGTTGCCGGTGTATGCCGAGCCGGATTGCGCGACGGTCGTCCAGTCGATTTTGGCGTTGGTGACGCTTGTCGCTGCGAGCTTGGCCGTTGTGATTGCGCCGTCTGCGATGTTGGCCGTGTTAATGGTTGGAAGATTTGCGCCGTCGGTCGTGGCCTTTGCGCCTTGTGTGATGACGCCCGCGCCGATGGTCGAGACGTTGGTGCCCACGCGGATCGTGGCGAGTATGACGTAGTATGCCGTGCCGCCTGTTGCGCCGTCGGTTGTGATTGCCGAGCGGATTTGCGCATCTGATGGTTGGACCGGGTTGGCGGCGACCGTTCCCTTGACGGCGATGATGCCGCAGGCGGTCGGGTTGTCCGTTGTGCTTCCATCGCCCGTGCTTGGATTGTCGACGTAAGCGACGATCGCGTCGATGCGGTTGTTGGTGCTTGGCGCCGCGTCTAGCGTGACGTCTACGCCCGCGCCCGAGCGGTTGTTGATTGTCAGCTTATTGTCGGCGTTGTCTTCTGCGAGTGCGACGTCTCGGACGGTTGCGCTTCCGCCGAGCGTGACGGTCATGCCTGTTTTCGGCGCGCATGCCCAGCCGCTGATGATGCCGGCCGTGTAGGCGGCCGTGATGTCGTTGAGGGCGTTCGGGGACGTCCTGCCGTCGAATGCGCCGTTCGTGCCGATTGCGTTGTTAGGGTTTGTCATTGTTTGTCACCTCCTGTTAGGTAGTCGTTGAAGTTTGCGACGCGGATGTGGATGTCTTGCTGTCCACAGCGCTTGCAGTTGATGTGAGCGTCGAGACTCTGCTCGGTGTCGCCGATTACTCGGCCACAGCTCGGACAGTTGATTTTCATTTTTTGCCTCCTGGCTTTATTTCGACGAGATAAGTGCATCGGCAGTTTGGATGCGCCTGCGGGATTGTGCCCTGGTCGTTCCACTCGTTGTGGTCGAAGTATATCGGCGCGCCCGTGTCGAATTCGTGGCCGTTTGCGAGCACGGTGCCTGGTTCGACGTAGAGGTAGTCCGTGAATGCTTTGCCGACCGGGACTTTTTGGCCGTCCATGGCTGCGCAGACGTCGCAGGTCTTGCGGTCGCCCTGGCAGTGCCAGACGATGCTCATATTAAGGTCGAAGCGCTCGTTGATTGAGGCGTCGTTGTCGAGTGCTGCGCTCTTGAATGCGTAGACGGTCTCGGTGCGCGCGATCATGCGGGCCCTGTATTCTGGGATGATTTGCTGGAGCCGTTCCTTGATTTCGGATGCCGTGAGTCCTCTCGTGTTGTTGAGCACGCTGCGCATCTGCTCGCGGACGTCGGCGTCGTAGTTGCGGACGATTTCGGCCGTACGCTGTTTGATGCGGTCCTGGAGCGCGCTGCTGAGCTTGTAGCCCTCGGTCGCGGCTTCCGTGAGTGCCTTTTTGATGTCTTCGTCTTGGACGAGCTCGATGATTTGCCTATAAGCCGAATTGCCGCCTTTTTGTGCTTCTTTTTCGAGCAGTTCGATCATGCGGTCGGTGATTTCCTCCGGCGTTACGCTCGGGTCTTCGTCGATGATTGCGTTGGCCAGGTCGATGAGCAGGTCGTAGACTTTTTGCTCGTTCGGCGTGAGCTCGATGGCGTCATTGTGGCACTGGCAAGCATGGGAGGCGGGGTGGAGTGAGTCTCCCTTAAAAGTAGATGTATTGATGCCTGCGAGAGTGGCTTCCGTGTTTGTTTGGTTGCCTGCCAGTGCCGTGATGTAAAGTCCCGCCGCGACCTTGTTCCAGGCCTCTGGCAGTTCGAGCGCTTGGACCGCTGATGTCGGGTCCGAGCCGTTCGCGATTAAGCCGATGAGTGTCTCTGCATTGATTTTGTTGGTCTCTGCGCGAACCTGTGCGCGTTCCGTGAGTTCCGGGATTTCTATCTCGAACTGGATGCCGTAGCCCAGGCCGCCGGTGATGCGGTCGAGCTCGAACTGGAACTGGCTCCAGAAGGTGACGAGCGCCGGGTAGACGCGGTTGCGGATGAATTGCTGCTGACTTAGCTCGGCGTTGCTGTATTTGGCGGAGCTGTCGTCGCCGAGGATGAAGTTCGAGACGCCGACGGCCTTGTTTAGTCTGTCGTTGATGATGTCGACGATTTCCTTGATGGCCATCGTGTTGTTTGGCGCCTGGATTGTCTTGACCTCGACTTGATCCATGGTTGCGCCAGACTCTGGAAGCATTTGTCGCCACGCGTAGACGGTCTTGTTGTGGTTCTTTGCGCCTTTGAGCTTGCTCTCGAGCTCGTAGCGTGTCTGCTCGTATTTCTCGCGCGTTGATGCCGTGATGAACGTGATCGTGGCCGGGATTGCGCCATTCTCGAAGTAGGCGCGCTGGTATTGCGCGACGATGTCGTCGGTCTGCGCCCAGACTCGTGCTGCGGTTGCCGGCGAAACGCCCTTGAACGGATCGTCTGGGCTGCGGCTGAAGCGGAGCGTCATGACCTCGCTCTTGTCGATGATGTCGTGGGTGCCGTCCTGCTTGACGATGTCCCAGACGAACTCGTAGCCGTTCCAGGTATAAGCGGCGCTTGGGATGATTGTGTAGCCGATGACGTTCTGGCGCTTCTCGTCGAAGTGGACGCGGATGAAGAGCTGGTCTTTAGTGAGCCATGTCGCGAACATTAAGTCGGCGAATTCTGCCCAGCCCATCTCGCTGTTCGGGTAGTCGAGGAGCGCGAGTTCTGGCGCTTTCGCCTGGTTCTTGATCTTCTCGCCTCGTTCGTTGACGGCGAACGGTCGCACGATCTTGAGCTCGTTGATGAGCGGGCGGACCTGCGCGAATAGGTTCTCGTAGTCGCTGCAGATTGGGCTTAAAAAGAAGCCCTGACGGATTTCTTGCGCGACCTTTTCAGCGCCGGCGCGTCGATTTTCTTGGCGTCGTGAGCGCCTCGCGTTCTGGATGTCATTCAGCCAGCCCATCGTCTGCCTCCTTTTTCTTTGTCTTGCGTTGTTTCTTTGGTTTTTCGATGAAGTCGTCGATCGTGGCGCGGAAGATGAGCCCGTTCGTGAAGAATGGGAGCCTCTCGATGCCCGCCAGGACCGCCTCTTTGCAGAGGTGCGAGCCCTCCGGTGTCGCGAAGCTGATCTTCTCGACCTGGATGCCGGCCGTGTTCGCCTTGGCGAGCTGTTTCTCGCCCCAGACTTTGCGCGAGCCACAGAGCGGACAGTCCTGGTAGATTAGCTTGATTTTATTTGCCATTCTTTTGCTCCTGCTTGGCCTTGTCGAGCGCTTCGGCCATCATCTCGTCCATGGCCTTGTTGTACGCGTCGAGTGCTGCCTGGCCACCGCGTAAGTAAAGCGCGAGGATTTGGCGGTCGGTCTCGCCGATTTGGTTTTCTAGGAAGTCGGCGACGAATTCCTCGTCGTCCGGGAAGCACGAAGCGATCACCTGGTTGGCCTTGGTGATTTCTGCCTGCGTGCCGAATTTGAGCGTCGCGAGTCGGAGGCGCTTGTCCGCGTCGATGCGTGGCGTGCAGCTGCGTGTTCCGAATTCGACCGGCTCGATGCCTGCGAATTTGAGGGCCATGTTTTGCTCCTGTTTATGCCGTCTGTATATCGGCCGAACGGCACGAATAAAAAACGGCCACTCTCGCATGGTGGCCGTTTGTGCTCTGGGCGATTATAGATGCCAGAAGTGGTTTTTGCTGACCGTCCAGTAGATTGGCAGGATGAAGCATGTCAGCGGTCCGATGATGAGCCAGCCGATGATTGCGCTGTGGCCCTTTTGTGCGCGGACGTAGCTCGCGCCGTCTTTGCCGTTGAGTTGCTGTGTTTGTGCCATTTGTGATCTCCTTTTTATGACTCCATTATATCGCGCCCGTGCTTAAAAGTCGAAGCGCGGCTTGCTGAGGTCGTCGATGGCGTAGCGGAGCGCGTCCATTAAGTGATCATTCCCATCGTTCGGCTCGTTTAGGACTTGCCCCTGGCGTGTTTTGCGCCAGCCGTAGCTTAAGTACTCGCGCTCGAGGTCTTTGCCGTCGTAGATGATTTGGCGCTGCTGGACGCGGTCGATGCCGCGCAGGACGCTTCCGGCGTTCTTGTCGGCTCCGACGATGCGGAAGCCTGCGCCGCGGATCGTGCTGATGATTTCCGGACGTGCCGCATCTGCGACGATGAGCACGGTCGGGTCGATGTTTAGAGCCTGGAGCTTGGCGACGTATTGGTCGCCGTTCAGCTCGCTCTCGTAGAGGACTTGCTCGATTTGAAGCGCTCCGTCTTCGCGCTCGTAGATGGCCACCATCGCTGTCGGGTCGTTGAAGCCGAAGTCCAGGCCGTAGCGGATGAGCTTCTTGGCAGCCTTGTCGTCTTCGGCCGTGACCTTGCGCCAGCCTTGGTAGATGTTGTCCTCGAGCGTGCCGATTTGGCCCTCGCCGTAGACGGTCCACCAATTGCTCGGCGCTTCGTCCTTTTTCGGCTTGCGGCTCTCGATGTATTTCCGGATCTTCGGCGCGAGTGCTTCGTTGTCCTTGTATGTGAGGATGATGAAGTCGACGTCGTCCTTTTTCTTGGCCAGGAGCTCCGTGTGGGCCCAGAATTCTGCGGTCGGGTTGTAGTCGATGACGACCTTTTCGCTCGTACGCGCTGCGAGCTGGTCGAAGGTCTCCCAGTCCATGTCGTTGGCCTCGTTGACGAATAGGCCGTCGCGCGCTGGGCCGTGTGCATCCATTTTGTCGACGCTGATGAACTCGAGGATTGTCTCGTTGGCGAACGTGTAAGTCTTCGCGCCGCCGTTCCATCGTTCCGGCTCCCAGATGCCCGCGTTTTTCATGATGGTCTGGAAGTCGCGGATTGCGCCCTTGGCGAGATGCGGGTAGCTCATGCCGGCGACGCTCCAGACTTTGTTGGCGTACGTCTGGCACCAGCTGACGATGAGCATGATCAGCGAATAAGATTTCGCGGCCCGCATCCCGCCTTGGACGACGAGGTAGGTTTTGTCGTCGACGAATAGCGGTTTGAGCCGTTTGAGCCCGGTCGTCAGATAGTTAGCCATGACCATGACCTCCCGCGGATGATGTCCTTGATGCGCGTGTAGTTCTTGGTGTTTGGCGGCAGTTCCATTTTAGCGCTCCCAGATTGACGGCTTGAAGAAGCTCGCCCGGATGTATTGGCCCACCTTGCCGTCTCGGAATGCCTTGTCCTCCGTGCTGATGATGTCAGCGCCCTCGTAGCGATCGGTCGACCAGTTTGTGATCTTGATGTCCTTGACGGCCTGCGTTTCGCCCGTGGTCAGATTGCCGTATAAGTTGCGAAACATTGGCTCGCACGGGAAGCGGCGGATGATTTGGAGTGCCTTGTCCTTGTTGATGAGCATCGGGCGGTGGACGGCGTAGTTCAGTGGCTTGATGATGCCGGCGTCTCGGAGTGTCTTCCCGCAGTGGCGGAGCATGAGTGTGTATTTGCTCATTGTCATGAAGTGACGGTTCTCGATTTCGGCGATGTGATGCCAGAGCGTGTTGTCGGCTTCTCGGCCGTTGCTTTTGTATGGCTTCATGATGAAGAAGTCGTCATTAAACAGCCAGAAGTCGTCGCTGACGCCTGGATTTTTGCAGGCCGCGATTAAGTTCTGGCGCGTGTTGGCCCATTTTGTTGGCTCGGTTTGCTCGATGCGGATGTGGACGTCCGGTTCGATGTCTTCCGGGCATCCGCCGACGAAGATTATTCGACCGTGTGGGAAGTTTTTCGCGACCGATCGCAGCGAATAGCGCAGCTCCTCGTTCGGTCCGTCCTTGAGTAAATAAACGATGTCGTGGTTCATTGTGTGCCTCCTGCGAATTTTGCTAAGTATGTCTGGCTCTGCCAGTGCTCTCCGATGAGCTTGCAGATGTCTCTTGCGATTTCTGGCTTGTCCTGGTGGCGCATTAGTGCGTCTATAAGCGCTTTATTTTGCGCCAGGAGCCCGTTTTGGTCTTTTGTGTGACTTAGGCTCTGCTTATTGTCGAAGTAGCGTTTGAGCGCGATGAAGCGGTCGTCGTGGACGATTTCGTTGTGCTTGGCGAGCACGTCGATGTTGAAGACCTCGTCTTCGCCGAATTGAAGCCCCTCGACGAAGCGGACGTCCTTGATGAGCTCGGCTCTATAAAGTTTGTTCCAGACGAAGCACCAGGCGCGGTTGCTCGTGCCGAACTTGTAGCGGCTGCGGCTGACCGTGTACTTTTTCACCGTCTTGTTCAGTTCGACGTAGTGGCGCAGATGGTCGAGCTCGATGATTTGCGCGCCTGGGTTGGCTTTGATGGCGTTCTGGATTGTGATCGTGGCATCTGGGAGCCAGGTGTCGTCTGCGTCCAGGAACGTGATCCAGTCGGCTCCGCCTGTGAGTGCCAATTTGATGCCGGTGTTGCGAGCGCCGGAAACTCCGGGCGTCCTGATGTTATAGCGCGCTCTGAAGCGCCGGTCGTGCTCGTATGAGCAGGCGATCCTGAAGTCTTCGCCTGGCCCGCCGTTGTCGTCGAGCGTGATGAATTCGAAGTCGTAGCCCTCGACGGTCGGCTGTTTTATCAGACTGGCGAGGCAGCGCTCGAACCTGGCGCCGCCGTTCTTGTGTGGGATGATGACCGCGATTTTCATTTCTTGCCCTCCTTTTCCGTGAGGTCGATGAGCGGCTTCGGCTGGACCGGTTCGACCTCGACCCTTGTGCTGTATTGTCCGCGCATCTCTGCGAGTAGTTTCATCGCTGCCGGGTCGCCGCTCTGCGCTTTGCGCACGAGCCCGAAGAAGGCCGCGTCGTCGTTGGTGATTGGATCCTTGAAGCCCGCCGCATGGAGTGCGGCGAGCATTTTCGGGTCTTTGACCTCCATTGTCGCGACCATCTCGGCGATCTCTCGCATGGTGCGCTTCTTGGCACGAGCAACGCCTGACGCCTTGCCGCCGAGTTTGCCAATCTCTCGTGCTTCTTCCGTGCTTAGTTTGCGCAAGTTTTGCTCGTTTGCCATCTGTTGTTCTCTCCTTAGATTAAGCCCCATTCAGCGAGCTTCTCGAAGCCGCCGAGGTCGTTGATATAACTGCGCGCCATCTCGACCACGTCCTTATAGCTGAACGTTGTCTCGTCGCCATCTGCGCGCTTGAATGTGATTTCCTTGTCGCCGATTGCGCAGAGTGCGTTGATTTCCATTCCGCTCGCTTGTGCCAGGATGTGGCAGGCGATGTTCACGCTCACGTCCGCCTTGCTGAGGTCTTTGCCATGTAAGCCACCACCTGTGACTGCTCTGCCCATGTCTGATCCGAGCTTGCGGTTTGTTGCGCCCGTGTCAACGTTCGTGCCGCCCGTCCATGGCCCGAGTGGGTTCACGATGAACCTGTCGAGCGCTGATGCGTCGATGCGGCTTTTCCTGAACTCTTGCTCGAATTCTTTTTCGCCAATGTTGCTCTGGCAAGCGATGAATGTGCCGGCCATTTCGTCGTAGATGTATTTGCCGTCGGTTGGGTTTGTCGCGTAAAGCTCGCGAACTGTTTCGCTGAGCGTTTTTTCTTCTGAGTTTGTCGGGACGCCCTTGAAGATGCCATTGTCGCCGCAGCGAATTTCTTGCGCTTGGTTTTCGGCCAAGTGCTCGTCCTGTGGCACGATTTTCGTGTCGCATTCAATTCCGACTCCGCAGATGCGCTCGATTATTTCGTCAACCTGAAACGGCCAGATGTCTGCGTTCGTTTCGATGGTCGTGTGGCATTTGCCGTGGCCGATTAGCACCTCGACCGCGATCTTCGGGTTCTTGGTCTTTCTATAGGCCAGGTCCACGATCGCGCCGGCGATGCGGTCTGCGATTTTGTCCGGATGTGATGGGTTTACTTTTTCGAAGCTCATGCCTCTCCTTTCCATGTGATTCCTTTGATGATGTTCTCGAGCACGTTTACGACGATGCTGTTGCCTGCTTGTTTATAAAGCTGCGTGTTGCTGGTTCCGATGGCTTGCGCTTTGTCGAAGTCTGTGTCGTCGAAGCCCATCAAGCGCCAGCACTCTCTTGGTGTGAGTTTGCGAATTCTGAAGCCGTCGAGTGTTCCTTGGCTGTCGCTGGTCGGGATTGTCTTCGCGACTCCATGTCCGACTCGGCCACGCGGCGTGGCCGACTGTGGGTAGGCTAGGTCGATTCCGTCGCCGTCCTGCGCGAAGTCGTAGCCTTTGCTGTTGGCCGTCTTAATTGGTATGATCGGCACGTTTCCGCCGCCTGTGCCCATGCTTGCCGTCAGCGTTTGCGTTTCTTTGTCTAGGTCCATGAGTTTACCTCTGCTTCCGAAGTTTCTTTCGTAAGATGAGCGGTATTTTCTCTCGAGAATTTTCGGCTCCGTGTTCCCGCCTTGGCAGGTGCTGATGGTTGGGCTTGGGCCGTCGGTTCCGTAGACGCGCTTGCAGTAGTCGTGGCCGCTGATTGCTTCGCATCTGCCAACGACTCCTTGATGAAGTTGTCGGTCTGCCTGCTGCCTGCTTTTGTCGTCACGCTGTGCATCGCTCTCTCTCTCTCTCTCTCTCGAATGGCTCGAATTTGAAGCCGCTGCCTTTTTCTTGGGCTCGAGCTGTTTGGGCACGGAAGCTTGCGACCTGTTCGTCCGTCAAATAATAGCGATCGTCCACTTTGTCCTCCAGGATGTCCCTGAGCTTTTTCTCGAGTGAAAATGGTCGTGGCCAATCAAAGATCTTGATGAATTTTCGGTCGTCCGGGTTGGCCTTGATGCTGATCGTGTAGACTCTCTCTCTGTTCTGCGGGATTCCGAAGTCTTTCGCGTTCAGGACGGCGAATGTGGAGTCGTAGCCCATCTCGGCCATGCGGTCGAGGTAGGCTTGATGGTTGTGGCGGTGCTTCTTGCCGATTAGGTTCTTGACGTTCTCCCAGATGACTATCTCTGGCTGGGTCTTCTCGATAATTCGGAGCGATTCGTAAAGCAGGCTTGATCTGGTTCCGCTCCCCTCGTCGCCGCCTGCCTGTTTCCCTGCGAGGCTGAAGTCCTGGCATGGGCTCCCGTGCATGATTACGTCGACCTTGACGTTCTTGTTCCATTTGGTGATGTCTTGCGGCTCGAAGTTTGTTCCGTGGATGGCGTTGAAGCTCTTGATTGCATATTTGTCGATCTCGACCGCGTCGACGATTTCGTGAGAGATGCCTTGGCGCGTCAGCGCCTTGCTGAATGCGCCAATCCCCGCAAATAATTCGAGGACTTTGAGTTCTCTCATTCTGCCTCCTTGATTTTTTGTGCTTTTTCGCCGGTGAATTTCTCCCAGCGTTCGATGATGACGTCAGCGTAGTGCGGATCGAGCTCCATCATGTAGCAGCTGCGGCCGAGCTGTTCGCATGCGATCATGGTCGTTCCGCTCCCGCCAAAGATGTCCAGGACTCTCTCTCTCTCTCTCGAGCTGTTGCCGACCAGGCGTGATATGAGCTTGACCGGCTTCATGGTCGGGTGTTCTTCGCTCCGGAGTGGTTTGTCTTCGCGAATGACGGTCTGCGGCAGGACGTTCCTGTATTGAAGCACTAGCTCCTCGAGCTCGCGCTTGCTGAGCTCCTCGAGCTCGCGCTGATCGTCGATTACTGTCGAATTTGTGCGAACGTCGACGAAGTAGTGCGCGGCTCCTGGTTTCCATCCATAAAGGCACGGCTCATGTTGCCATTGGTAGTCCTGACGGCCGAGCGTGAATGTGTTCTTGACCCAGATTATGACCTCTCGAAGCGCCCAATCGACGGCCTCGATGGCTGACCTGAACGGTAACCCGTTCAGGTCAGCGTGGAAGATGTACCATGCGGCGCCTGGTTTCATGACCTGGTCTGCTGCCGTGAAGGCGTCCTCCAAAAACATTTGAAAGTGCGCATTGTCGTCGAATTTGTCGTTCATGATCTCGCGATCTTTGCCGCGTTGGTGGTGAACCGTTCCCTCTTGGCCGTAGGCGACATTATATGGCGGGTCCGTGATGAGCAGGTCAGCTGTTTCTCCGCCCATGAGCTGTGCGACCTGTTCCGGGTCGGTGCTGTCGCCCACCATGAGGCGATGGTCTCCGAGCTGATAGATTTCGCCGAGTTTGCTCTTGGCCGGTTCTTTTTCATTGACAGCTGGCGGATCGTCCTCGATGATTTCGATTTCGTTTTTGATGTCCGGGATGTCTACGCCCCAGTCGATGAGCTCCTCTGGGTTCCATTCATTGGCGAGTAGGTCAACGTCCCACTCGCCGTTGTTTACGTTGTCGCGGATGATGATCTCACGCTCGCGTTCTTCTGTGAGCCCGTGGAGCGTCACGGTTGGCACCTCGGCCATTTTGAGCGCCTTGGCGGCCTTGTAGCGCTGGTTGCCTGCTAGGATAACCAGCTCGCCTGTGCGGTCGCTTAGGATGAGCGGACGGGCCTCGAAGTAGTCGGCATTGTTCTGGATGCTGGTCTTGAGCTTCTCGAATTGGTCCTTTTTGATGGTGCGCGGGTTGCCTGGGAGCTCGTGGAGCTCGCTGAGTGGCCTGTATTCGATTTGTGTCTTGGGTTTCATTTCTTGCCGCCTTTCTTGTCGACGTACTTGTCGACCATGTGCGCGCAGAGCGTCAGTCCTGCCGTGACGATGATTAGCGTCCCGACGGCGATGATTATGCAGAGCGCGATGTTGCTGATGATTTCCGTCATGCTTCCTCCTTGATGCCGAAGTCCTCGGCCAATTGCTCGCAGATTGTGCTCGCGAGCTTGATGCTCTTGGTGCGCTGCCATTCGACGAGCGCGTTGTAGTAGTCCTTGAGCTTCATGTGCTCCCCTTTCCGCCGTCTTTCCGGCTGTCTGATTGTTGCGTGCTTTCGATTATTTTCTCGAGTATTTCTGCCGGGCTTCGCGTTGAGCCCTGGCTCGTGATTTCCCACCGTGCCGCGTGTCTGTAGATGTCGTGCATGGTGAGGTTTTTGTTGGCGCGCATCCGTTCGCGGAATTTGTGCCAGTTGTTCCATGTATTCAGCGGTGCGAACCAGCGGTGAAACGCGACGCTAATGGGCCCGCACTTGTTGAGCGCCCAGATTGTGTTGCGGTTCGCGATGACGACCGTGACGTCCTCGAATTCGCGGATGATGATGTCGCGCTGCTTATAGCGCCCCACTCGAACCTCCTTTTATTTGGTCGTTTCGACGATCGTGATGTCTGCGCCGGCCCGTTCTTTGTTGATGCCATTGTCCTTGACCGTGATCGCTTTGACGAATTTGCGGCAGTCGTCCGGGATGGCCCCGCTTCGAACCAGGGCGTCCATGATTGTGCTCGTCTGGTTGTCGAGGTCTCGGCGGATGCCGTCCGCTTGTGTGATTTCGATGCCGATTTCGTATTCTGCGCCGGCGCGCTCGGCTTCTAGGACGCGTCTGGCCTTGTCTTGCATGATTTTGCCGCGATGGTCTGCGTCTGCGCCTAATTGGCGCATAAACTCGGCGACCATTCGCATCTCGTTCTCTTGTGCTGCGTGGTCTGGTAGGACGGCGTTGCGCCCGCCAATTCTTGCGACGACGTGCCGGTTCTTTTTTGACAGGATTTTGCCGTCGTAGCGCAGCTTCGTGATCTTCTCCATTGTTGTGTGCTTTCGATTATGTTTTCTGGCGCCGCCGGGTCGATGGGGAGTGTAACGAGCCCATCGAGGTGCTTCCGGCGGTTTTCATCGTAGGTGCCGACGCGCGTAGTTGGCGGTTGTCGGCATGGTGCGCTGGCTGTAGCTTGGCTCGGAGTGCCGCTTTGGCTCATTTGACGGTCGGGGTCGCCATTTGGACATGGTGCTCGACTTCTCTCGCGAGGGGCGCGCCTATGTCTCGGTGTCCCTCCTATGTTGGGACGGGGCGCGTTTCCCTTGTGAGCGCACCAGCGCTGAAGTGTGCTAGGGGGCCGACTTGTTCCTTTCGGAGCTCGTCGACAGATGCCGGGCGGAGTTGTTGAGTACTTTTCAGAGTTTTTTCTTCCCCTTGGTTGTGTTATGCGCCCGGCCATTAAAGTGAGCCGGTGTAATTCAGAGAGTGGACTCTTTATGTCCTCCGGCTCGAGTAAAGTTTCACCAGTCGGATGGTCAGAGCTTGCGCTTTTTCCTCGTGGTGAACTCCTGTTTTTGCTCGGTGCTGCAGTGACTCTTTTACGCCTGTGTGCCTTGAAGGCGTTCGTTCGCTTCGCCGCGCTATTCTTCCCACCATCTCCCGCCGTTTGCGGCTTCGTTGTAAGGCATGGTGGGCGCTTGCATTGGTTCGCGATCCATGTCGCAGATGGCTTCCTCGGCGTCGCGATCCAGGAAGATTGGCGTGTTATTCATTGGCCTGTCCTCCGAGTGCCATCGTCTGTCGTTGCTCGATGTCGCGCTCGATGGCGTTCTTGGCTTCCCATGTTGCGCGGTTGATGATGTCGAGCGCATCGAGGATTTCCTCCTCGGTGCAGTTGTCGACGTCTAGGCTCTTTATGCCGATGCGTATGGCCTTGAGTGTGTGGTTGATTGCTTGCGCGGCGAAGTAGCCGAGCTCGTTCGCGTTGCTCATTTGATTTGCTCCTTGCGTTCGTTGATGATCTTGTTGATGTATGGGATGGCGCCCTTGGCCGGATTGAGTGCCATGAGCTCCTTGTAGTAGTCTTCGAGGCTTGGCAGGTCGTCGATGGCCTGGCAGTTCTCACGGATGGTGTCGAAGTCCAGCCGTGGATCGCGCTCGTAGTTTTGGTTCTTTTTGTCGTTGTTCGTTGTCTTTTGTCCTTTGCGTGTGACGCCCTCGTCTTCGACTGCCTTGTCGTCCTGTCCTGCTAGTTGGAGCGCCATGAGGGTCGTGTAGCGTCTTGCGTACGTTTCGGCGCTGCCTCTCGATTGCATTGGGTTCATGCCCTTGAGTTCTGCTTCGATGACTCGGCTGCCGAGAAGCCATTCTTTCCCGTCGAAGTATTCTAAGTAGTCCGCGACGAATGCGCCGTTCGGTGCGAAGACTGGTTTGATGCGCATCTTCGGGATTTCGAAGCCCTGCTCGACGATGTCTGCGAGGCTTGCGTAGTTGTAGCCGTAGCTGCCGCTGCCGGCTTTGCTGGTGTTTTTGACGATTTTCTTGTCGCTCATTTGGCTGGCCCTCGTTTGCTGATTTTTCCGCCTTTTGCGCCCGCTATTCTTGCGAGCTCCGGGTTGCTAGCGAAGCCTCCGGTGTGGCCGTTCTGGCCGCCTTTGCGACCGATTTCGGCGTAGTAGTCGGCGCCGTAGCGTGCGAGGTTGGTCGCTTTCGCTTTCTGGCCGCCTGCTTTAGTTCCTGACATTCGTGCGCTCCTTGATTTGCTCGATTAGTTTGGTTTGCTTGTCGACGAATTCGTCGGTGAGTCGGCCCATCTCGTTGATCGTGTCTTCGAGTGTGCCATCTTCGATTTCCTCCCAGTAAAGAACTTTGATTTTGCTCATTGTTGTGATCCTTTCCTCGCTCTTATCTGCAGATGACCGCCTCGCTCGTGATCCTTGCTTCGCAGTCGAGCTTGTGGCTCGGTTGTTCCGGTTGGTTGTTGATCCAGCCGATGATTGCGATGCCGGCGATGAAGGCGATTGCTGCGATGATTGCGATTTTCTTGTCTTTGTTGTTCATGTTCTTGCTCCTTTGTTTTCGTTTTTGTTTGGTTCGAGCGTCCGGTCGGCTGCCGCTGTTATTTGGTGCGCGCTGCTCTGTTGGCCGTTCTGGTGGGGTTTCGATTGAAAGCCGTTTCTCATCCAAGCCCCGCTAAAAAAGCCACTCTTGCGAGTGGTTTCTTGCGGATGTCCGTTTTTCGTGGTGTGTCGCTTGACTTTTGCCTTTATACATTGTGCGACATTGTGAGTTTTTGTGATCCGCGAGTGTTCACTCGTCTTGCTGCTCGTTTTTCGTTGTTTAGGTTCGCTGTTCTGTCTCTATGGTATCGCATCGCCCCGCTTTTGTCAACATGCTTGTGGTTCATTTTTCGCATTTTGTCAGCCGAGCCCTTAGGCCCAGCTGAACTTTATGCGGAGATGTCGGCGCTTCTTGGTCGCATCCGCCTCGATCGCCCGAGACTCGAGCCACTCTCTCGCAGGCTCGAGGTATTCGTCGGGGATGATTGGCGGGAACGGAGAAGCGCTGAAGACGAACCTGCCACAGCGGGGAAGTCGGTCGATGGCCTTGGCGGTCAGTTGATCAAGTTCCGCTTCCCTGCTCCGTGTCGTGATTTTTGTGCCGGCCACCTGGTTCCATTCGAGCATTAAAACTCGAGGGATTGGGAGCCGTGTCTGTCTGGCGACCGCCAGCGCCAGTTCTTGGCGCCAGCGTTGCTCGTTTTCGCTGATAACGATGTCTTGCATGTCTGGTGATCCTTTCGGCCGTCTGGCGACCTCTCAGAGCCTCAGACGGCATTTATTTGTTTGATTTGTGACTTGTCCGCAGCATCCGGGTTGTCCGCTAGGATCCAGAGCTTCTTTTTGATGTCCCACTGGAGCAGAAGCAGGACCTTGACCGCGCATCTGCCATTTCCAAGCTGTTTGCATTTGCCGTGGCTCTTTTTGTGGGCGACGATCTGCCAACACCAGCGGGCTTCTCGGTCGCCGTCGGTGTTGATGCGCCAGGCGACGCGGGTCTGGCTTTTAAAGTCTGGCTCTGGCCATTGTGGATAGAAGGCGCGGCCATTGGTTTCGAACGGTTTGCCGATGAACGCGTGGCTGTTGATCTCGTGAGTGAGTCGCTCGTCGGATTTGAACCATTTGCCGCCGGTGTCTTGGTAGAGGTATGCGGTCGGCCAGTCGCTCTGGATTTCCTTGCCGTCTGCGCCTAGCATGACTCACCGCCTTTCTCGCTTGAGCGACGTCGGCAGAAGAGCGCCTCGTACTTGGTGCCGCGGTATTGCTCGCGGATGGCTTCGGCGTTGGCATGGCGCTGCTCCTA